CTCTATGGGGGATATGCGCATTAAGAATAGAGCTCGCGGAGATACCTTCTTAAGCACCAATCAAGGCTCAATGCAATCGTGGAGCAAGACGGGTTTCAGTCTACACGGACAGATTAACCCTCTAACCTCTCTGGGCGTCGGCATAGAGGGAGCCACTGCTCCCGATGCGTACTTCGCTACTCCGGACTTCCTAAAGGCTCCCACCCTACCTACTTTTCCCCCAAGTTTAACCCTTGGGGTTGGCGCTACGGCAACTACCCTACCCGAAGACCCAAACCCCTCCAAGCTAGTATGGGGTCCGCTGACAGGATGGATGAAGCTAGATAACAATGTAGAAATAAACGCCCCCCTCGATTTTAGCGTTACTGCAGGTAAAAAAATTACTTTGCAGGTTGGCACAGGACCTAGTATTTCCGTAGACGGGTTAACTGGGATTATCTCCATAGATGGCGGCGCTCAGCTCCCTACTATAGATTTCCCTATAATAACGACTGTTAATGTTACTGGCACGGGAAACTTTGGCGCTCCGGTATACAGCACGGGAACTGGAATTGTAACCCTCCAAGCAGCTCCCGGAATCCTTATAGGTGGTAAACCCGCATTGTTAGCTTCCATTGTATAACCTAAATAGATAAGATGGATACCAAGGACATTTTCCAAGACTCATTCGAGCAGCAAGGCATTAATAGCGCAGCGGAGATTAGTGCGTGCGTTCTGGGACTCCTATCCAGCGCTGCATTGACAGCCCTCAATAACCTGATTCAGGATAAGATTGAAGTAGTATCGTCCAAACTGTCCAGCACCGAGAGCCAGATTAACGACGCTCAGGCTGAGATATCCATCCTAGACGGTACCGACATGGCAGACGCCGTAGGCGGAAATGCCACGGCTATTGCCACACTGTACAACAAGTTCTCCAACCCGTTCAAGATGGGGACTATAGATGTGACCTGTATAGGGTCAATCCCTGACCTTTTTGGTATTGCTGGTGGTTTGGGGGATTTCTTGGACTCGGACTCCTTTGGCGCAGACCTCACAAAGGTACTCCTTGCCATGGCTAATCTGGTTATTTTACAGGCCATCAAGGCTGCTCTGGTATCGGTTATGATAAAACTACTCTCCGATGCACAATCAGTGTCAAACGTTCTTTCTGGTCGCGCGGATGGCAGTATCCCTGAACCAGAGATAGACTATGACCGTCCCGATATAGCAAACTATTTGTCTTACGAGTTAGATGACTACACTACGAATAGGATAGCAGACTATAGAGAATTCGTACAAACGAAAGTTGTCGAGCCGTTCCTAGAGTCTCAGGCTGCTGACTCCTCCCTGAGAGCTCAGTTGCTGGCCAAGAGCGACAAAGAGGTTGAGGATTTATTCGACCTTACCTTCGGTCCTCCTATATCAACGCACGGTCAATACATCCTCTCTCGGGATGGGTTGTATTACGACTCCCGACACGGAGGAGTTCCTGATGTGGTTGCTGAGCAAATCTTAGCCTCCAATTGGAAGTTAGAGTACGCTCCTAACAAGGGAGGCAAAGGATTCCAATTTGGGGAAGGACTCAAGGATTACTCCAATACAGTTTTCTCTTCCAAATTTACTGAGGTTAATCCTACTGTAGATTTTTTATATGATAATGACGACATCTTACAAACCTTTGTTCAAGATAAATCTAAGCATATTAACGATGTCTCGGGACAAGTACGACAGCTGCTAGATGGTGGGTATGACGCAAGTAGTGCTATAGTACAGAATTATTACCATAGTGTTGGTGCGCTAGCTGCCACGTACGATAAAAAGATTGCGATTAGAAGGAAGCAACTACAGATAGCGGGACTTTATGGACCGTTCTCTGTTACCCCTAGAGAGTTCCCAATTGGAGAAGGGTATATCCTGGAAGAGACTGGAACGGAGACAGACACCTCTTCTTATCCTGAGGGTTGGTTTTACGATGAGGGTGATGGTGGAGTGACCTACAATGCCAATGGTGTTGTTCTTATAGGTAGAATAATTAACCGCGTACCCATAAATGATTTTAGGTGGCTAGAGGGGACTGGTCTAGTTCCAGACTTGGAGGTACAAGATAAGTATTTAATATCCTCCGAAGATGTAGATGATGTCGTTCTTCCACTTAAGGCAAAATTCTATCATGCGAGCAGGATAAGCACCTTGTATGTTAAGGATTTCAATGTGTCCCCCGAGGCCACAACGGACTGGGTACGTACTCTAGACGCAGTATCGGGTTACGGAGGAGTGTCCTCTATACAACCGTTTGTTAAATCCCTAGATGATGAGATTGAAAAGAATGGCCTTCTCGCTTGCTACAATTTCCTCCAAGGCAAAACGGAATCTCCTTCTTCGGTTGATTATAAATTAGACAATACTAGTAAGTCTACGAACCACTTCAATGGTAAGCTGGTAGCACGAGGCGCGTCTTCGGTATTTGTATCGGGTGTGTCCATACCCCACCTTCGGGGTACAATTTATGATGCGGATAAGTTATACAGCCCGGAACCGTGGTACGGAGGAATCGGCCAAGGCTCGTACGTTAGGATGCCCAATAATGTGAAGGATGGGAATCTCAACATAGCCAACGCTAAATTGGATAACCTAACATACAATCAGGACGGCTTTACCCTCGATTTCTGGTGCCATATCCCTGACGTGCACGCGGCCATGACTAGGTCTCATAGGTACAGGGTTGTCATGGGGTGCGAGAACACAGGTCTCGGCACCGCTGCTGGCGCAGAGGGAAACACAACCATTACGGCCAACCCTAATACAATTATGCCTAACGGGATAACCTCTAACACCCGTGACCCCAATAAGACCCACGGCATGGTAATTGGATTCCGGGACAAGACATATTCTGCCGCAGCATCGGGCCAAGCAATTGACACGAACCTACAATTCTGCGTTCTCCCCACAGTCTCCCAGAACCACCCCAATGGTATGTTCGGCGACAGTGCGTGCATAGCCGAGTATAATAGAGCTGGATACACCGCATCCGCTGGAGCGGAGCTAGGGTTTAAGATAGGCATAGGGGATTCAACCTCGGAAGGAACCACCATACGGGATGTTAGCTCTGGGTTCCACCACATGGCTTTATCATTTGATTATGAAGGAGACACAGTTACCTGCTTTATGGACGGCAATGTATTAGCGACGTCTTCGATAGCCAAATCTTTTCAGCTAGACCCGGGTCAACCTTTAAACGTTCCCAGTATGGCTTCTGTAGGGGGAACACCTTACATGAACAGCCTCGGGGTCGCGTCCGGGAACACAGAAAGACTCAGATTAACCGAGAGTTTACACGAGGGAACATCTCAGCCCCCTGCTTACCCCATGTTTACTCCTTGGGTGATTGGTGGTGGGTTCACAGACAGCGCACCGAGACAATATACCATGGAACAAACCTTGGGATTTAACACGACCCCAGTAGGGTTTCTAGGTACCAATACAAACTCTACATATTACAGCAACAGCGTTAATGCCACCACTGGGGGATATGCGGGACAGCATGACCCTCCCATTGGAGGGTTCACCTATGCTGGTGTCTCGCGTGATATTGCTCGCAGTGGCTTAGACGGTTACCTCGGTAGTTTTAAAGTATACACTCGGGCTCTATCTACTAATGAGGTCATTGTTAATTATGATGCCCAAAAAGGATTTTTTACTAATATTTTAACCTAGAATGGCTACTAACGTATACACCCCGTCGATAAATCTGATTACTACGTCTCGTAGAAAGCGAACAATTGGAGCACGCTTTCCTATGTCATATGCATCGGAGGGAGGAGTTCTGTCTAAATCCTACGATAAAGAGGTCATTCTTCAGAACGCCAGACAACTACTTCTTACACGTCCGGGACAACGGGTTATGTATCCTGAGTTCGGCATAGGAATGGACCGATTCTTATTTGAGCCAATCACTGCTTCTTTGATGCAAGAGATGGAGGCTTTGATTCGTACGCAGTTTGAGAAATTCGAGCCTCGGTTAGTTATAAAAGATTTGAGTTTTGGGTCTAACACTGACGCTCAAGCCGTCGCCTCTGAGAATTCCTCGGTCTTTATAAAATTGCACTTAGGATTTACCAATGAGTTCTTTGAGGACCAAATGATGGAGGTAATCGTAAAATGACCAATAATTATCTTTCCCCTTCTGCTGCCTCTCAAGTAAGGTACAACCCATCTGCTTTTGACGGGACCGTAATATCCGATTTCTTACGACTAGGAACCATTAGTGAAAAGGACAAGACAGACTTAATTGATTATTCAGTTAATGATTTTGATTCATACAAGCAGGCAATGATTTCTTATATGAAGGCCGTATACCCCAATGACTACAATAACTTTGTTGAGTCTGATTTAGGGATTATGTTCGTAGAATTGTTTGCTTATTTGGCGAGTGTCCTTTCGCTAAAAGCAGATTTTCTCGCCAATGAGATGTTTTTACCAACGGTTAAGACTTCTGAGAACCTAAGAAAACTCCTTTCCTTGATTGGAATTAAGATGAAAGGACCTGTAGCTAGCAGGTGTGATGCCAAATTGGTAGTTTCGGACTCTCCCGTTCCAGCCATGGACCACATAGTAATTCCTAAAGCGCAGCGGAGTGTATCCATTAGCTCCAAGAGAGATGGCTCGCAGGTAACCTACACACTTTTTAGGCTTAATACCAGCACTGGAAAGATTGAGGAAGCCCAGAGCACGGCTATTGAGGATTTAACTCTAGTCAGTGGCACCCACTATAACTCAGCCAACAGCACCTTCAGCGGGCTAGTTCTGCTCGAAGGGAAGTATCAGGCTTTAGATGGGACATTCCCTCTGGCAGAAGGCGCGAAGACCATAGCCGTGGGAGACCCTTCGATTATCGAGGGAAGCGTGTTCGTTTCCGGGACAGAAGGAGTATACGAGGAAATCGAATCCCTAGCACTAGCCAGAGACGGCACCGATAAAGTATTCGAAAAGACTTATAACGATGATTTTTCTATGACGTTGTTTTTCGGGGACGGTATCAGAGGACAAGACCCCCCTACTGGAGCTGCATATAAAGTATTTTATAGGACTGGAGGAGGAGACCGTGGAGACATAAAATCAGGCATGATTTCTCAGGCAGTCAACGCCAACGTAGACGGTGGAGCTCAGGTAGTTAACCTCACACTATCCAATTCAACATTAGCTACAGGAGGTCAGAACGCGGAGAGCTTCGAGCATGCTAAGAAATACTCTCCCTACTTCTTTAAGACCCAGTATCGAGCTGTGACGGGGGAGGACTATACCGCTATCTGTAATCGTTTTGCTGATTTAAATGGGGTGACTGGAAAAGCCCTGTCGGTAGCACGACAGAACGGCGCAGCAGGGAACATGGTAGACATTTACCTACTACAGAAAGCGTCCGAAAATCAACTTCAGAGAGCTCCCTTATCCTTTAAACAAGCACTAATCAGTGAGTTAGACAACTTCAAGATGATAACTGATGAGATTACTGTCGTTGATGGCCTTATTCGGACAGTTGATTTGGTGTGCACAGTATATGTAGACAGGGCTAAGGTCTCAATGCAAGAGCAAATTAAATCTAGTATAGCCCAACGCATATCTCAATTTTTATCCGCCGATAATATGGATTTCGGAAAGCCGTTGGTGTGGGGTGAATTAAATAATTATGTTATGCAGACTCCTGATATTCGGTTGTTCGAAGTTACTAATTACGAACGGGATATTTTCATTAACTTCAATGAGATTATTCAACTCAACAACTTTGAACTTAACTTTGAATTTGTATAATGCCTTATCGCGGTAATGAGTCAGTATTTAAGTACAACTATGTGGAAACCATCAAGGAGCTGGTTCCCGACATATACCTTAATGAAGATTTAAAGAACGGCTACTCACAGGACTCGTCCTACCAAGTAATCGGGAGTTATGTTCTTTTTGCTAATGAGTATTATAACTTTTTCTCCTCGGTCAGTGGGTTAAGTTCTTCTGGTATTATTCAAAGGTTCAATCCTTCTAATAAGTATACCAATGTTGACGCCAATGTTTACGAAGAGTATGTCCTAAGTCGTTTTGGACGAGAATTAAAATCGTTTCCTACGAGCTCCTCTTTTTATAATTACGTTGTAAGCACTGTATTACCCAATACACACCTGAATAGTATTTCAGATGCCTTTATGCGGGATTCCTCCGGCTCGAGGTATAATGCCTATAATACTCCGGGAGATGTACATCGCAGCCTGGTTAGTGGTCTAGGTCTAGCGTACTTTTTAAACACCACGAGTGTGTCGGATGCCACAACACAGCTATCTTCTGTACTTGCCTCTTCACTGGCGTATAACATCTATTACGGCCATACATTTGATGAGCTTGAGGCAGCAAAAGTTATAGCTGAATATTTGTGGAGGAATAGGGATGACGTTGAATCCTTTAGAGATAAGTATCTGCCAGCCTTCTATGCGAGCGCAGCGTCCGCTGTCTCTGGGGAAGCGCATGCTTCTGGTATTCATCAACTAGACGCTTACAAGACTCAACTTGGCGTATGGCTCAATTCGTTTGATGTGGATTCGGGGTATATTGGAAGTGCCTTGGACCTGATGGCCAGCTCTAATAGGATTAAAACCCTATATGATTCTGCTGGACCTCTTCAAAAGTTCCTCAAGGGAACCTCTTTCGGCTTCTATGAGGTGGAAGACGTTGTAGAGAGCATGCAGGACCTATTCGACATAGAGAAATGTCCTGCTCCCTTCCTAGAGTATCTTTCTCAACTAATTGGCTGGAGATTCCTGGGTGGGGACGTTTCGCAGTGGAGGGCTCAACTTAGACAGGCTGTCTATACGTATAAAGCTAAGGGT